GGAAAAAAATCCCGACCAAGTGGGGAAAAAAATCCCGACAAGGGGGGAAAAAAATCCCGACCAAGTGGGGAAAAAAATCCCGACAAGGGGGGAAAAAAATCCCGACCAAGTGGGGAAAAAAATCCCCCCAATCATATAACCAATGATCAGAGTACCAATCAGTCTACCAATGATCATATTGATAAACCGGCAAGCCGGAGTCCTGCCAAGTATTCGTTGGAAGAACTCAAATCATTCGACCTGAGCAACTGGCCATCTCTGCCAACCGACCAAGACCTGACTGAGTGGCTGGAGGTTCGCAAATCCAAACGCGCTCTGATCACTCAGCGAGTTGTTACCGACATGGGCACGGAGCTGGCCAAGGCGCAGCAGCAATTCAACCTCACCGTTCCTCAAATTTTTGAAGCAATTCTGACCGGCAATCCATGGGCCGGTTTCAAAGCCTCCTACCTCGAAAACTACACGCCACCTGGAGCAAGCAATGAATTCAGCAGCCCAAACCGTCCGGGAAGTCAGCCGTTCGTTCCAGACAACGAGTCAACCGACTGGCTCGACGAAGCAAAGCGCCAGCAGCAGGAATGGGAAGCCATGTGGGCCGGTCGTGACCATGCCGGAGGGGGTGGCGGATATCCAGCAGGCTCTGACGAGGGATGCAGACCTGATGAACTACCTGTTCAGCCAGCTTCAGGGGATTTTCACGAAGCACCGCGAGATCTGGCCAGACCAGTCGTCGGTGAATGCGGCCAAGCGGGAGTGGTTATTGACCATGAGGGCTGAAGACGTGATTTCGCGTGAGTTGATTGAGCACGGCTTGGTTCGTTGCCGGAAGTCCGGATACGTTCGCCCAGTTCCTGCTGGTCAGTTCTGCATCTGGGCGTGGGAGTCGGCCATGAAGCAAGCGGGCATCCCGTCCACAGATCAAGCTTACTCTGCGATTTTGGCGAAACTGCAAACGCCAGCTCGCCAGCTTCGCGGGGTGTATTACCACCTGTACACCGAGCTGGATTGGCATCGCGTCAAGTCGTCCAGCGCTGACCAGATTCGCAAGGACGTTGAGTTTGCACTGGGCAAGACCATTCGTTGGTGGAAATCGGGCCGTGCATTCAGAACTCCAGTGGTTGAGCCAGAGAAGCAGATTGAGCAGAAACCACCGGTTTACCTGACTCGAAAACAGAATCGTGAACGCCTTGGCAACCTGATGGAGGGCCTGTGATGAGCGAGCGATACGACAAGAAATCGGTGGAGCCGATGGCATCACTGAAAAGCATTGACGAAGGTTCCGCGACGGTCGTGGCTATTCGCAAGCGTGGCGGCGAGTGCGAGGGATCGGTTTGCTGGGTTGCACCGGGCGGTGAATTTATTTACCGGGAGGTTGAGGCACAAGCGCTGGCGCGTCGCATGGCAAGGCTGATCCACCTCAATGGCAGTGACCGGGCGTTTCGGGGCTTCCCAAAGTGACTGGCGAAATCGAATTGCTCCTTGGCCGACTGCGTCGCTACAACGACTGGCGTCGTGGTGCTGATATCGAGCAGCCAAATCCTACTGAGCTGGGGCGCGACATTGACCGGACTGTTGAGCTGATGGCAAGCATGGAAGAAGCCATTAGGCTCACTGTGTCCGAAAACAAGCACCTGGCTGATGGGGCCGACTGCACTCTGCACCGGCTTGTTGAGGTTATCGGGGGGGGAAGATGGCTGTTGAGATCATGATGCGCAAGACGCCACAGGGATTGCTGCCGGTTGTCCCGTATGACCAAAGCAAGTACGACGGCATCAAAATGGGTGAGACCGTCAAGGTCACGCTAACGTCGCAGAGCGAGCGAAACGTCCGCTTTCACAACTTGTACTTCGGGGGCCTGCTGGAAATGGCTGCTGACTATTTTGAGCCGCAAGGCGGGCTGGTCAGCAAAGAAGAGCGCGAGTTTCTGAAGAATTTCATTCGATTTTTGGAGCGCGCAACCGGTAAGCAGCAGCCTGGTCTGCGCTGGGCCTATGGCCAGTTCGTGGCAACGGCAAAGGCAAGCAGGGCCTCAAAAGTCGCCCAGCCTGAGCTGAAGCGTCATGAGCTCATCGACGAATTGCACAGGTGGGTGAAAGAGGAATCCGGGTTGTACGACGTAATCGAAACGCCGTCCGGGTGCCACAAGCGGCCTGGTTCGATCAAGTTCAACCGTATGTCGGAAGAAGAGTTCGATATGTTTTTCCGGGGTGCATACAACGTGATCTGGCGGTTTCTGCTGAGCCGAAAATTCAAGACGCAGGAAGAGTTCGACAACATTCTGAACCAGTTGATGGCGGTGGCGTGATGGTGGATATCGTGTGGTTTTTGTTGGGAGGCTGTGGCTATCACATGGTGCTTTGGTTGCTCTGCAAGGTTGCTCCTGGCCGGTTTCCAATGGTTGTCGTCATGAGTAAGTCAGGGAAGCACAAGATCCCATATCGCGTTTTGGCAGAAGAGCGCCGCAGGCGACAAAAAGCCGAGCGCTTATTGAAGGTTGAGCGATTTCTTCGCTGGGCTCGAGGTTGATCATGTTCTTGAAGTCTCCTTCTATCCGCTCTCCCAAAATCCTGAAGGCTGCCAACGGCCAGAACTGCACAATGCAGGTTGCTGGCGTGTGCAATCACAACCCTGAAACCACCGTGGCCGCTCATCTGGATTCTGAAAACAAGGGCATGGGTTACAAGTCGTCGGACTTGTTCACCGTGTTCGCGTGTTCAGCCTGTCATGAGTGGCTGGATCGGCACCAAGGTAGTGAAGAAGACCGGCTTTTCTATTCGTTGCGGGCGCTGGATCGGACGCACCGCCAGTTGCACCAGATGGGGGTGATCAAATGCGATTGAAACTGACACCTGAAGAACACATGACCTTGCAGCTGAAACAGGCCGGTATTGATGCTGTTCCTCAGTACCGGTTTGCGAAAGCTGAAGTTGGTCCAGGTAAAGACCTGCGCAAGCGGTTGCTGGCAGCTGGTTACAAGGACTGGCGCTTTGACTTTGCTCTGCCAGACCGAATGCTGGCCATTGAGGTCGAAGGTGGTGGTTGGACTGGTGGTCGCCACACTCGCGGCAAGGGCTTTGCCGGGGACTTGCGTAAGTACGATGCAGCCATGCGCCTGGGCTGGACGGTTTACCGGTGTGACCCGGAAATGGTGCGCTCTGGCCATGCGATAGAGACAGTCAGGCGACTGCTGGAGGTGCGGGATGTCGCGTAACTGCATGCCGCCGGTCATCACTTCGCGGTCGATTTGGTACTGGGCGCACGTTGAGCCGTCGGCCAGCGTAATGGATTCCGCTGTTGAAGCCGGTCGCCTGGGTATTCAGAGGCGGCCGTCTGGGTTGTCTGGCGGCTGGAAGAAAACCAAGGCCGGTCACACGGATTTTGGAGGCTATTCAGATAACTCGGCCTCGATCTGGTGGGAGCAGCAGCGCATGGACGTTCGTGCCTCTGTCGCATCTCTTCCGTTCTTCGCGAGGGCGAGCGGGATGGTGATGTATGCAGAGTTTGGTCAGCTGGAGCTCAAGCAGTTGCACAACCATATCTACCGGCAAGCCATGCAGTCGATCCGCGATAATCTGCCCGGCTTGCCACCTGAGCAAAGGGCCCAGGTTCTTGATTTGGTGTACTGCGCCATATGCCACTACCACCAGGCGATTAGCCCGACAATCGAGGGTGGGACGGCTCGATCAATGCAGCCGGAGCTGAGCCAGCTGAAAGCGTTGATGGCAGAACGCGGCAACAAGATCGACACTCGCCGCTGGTCTCGGCAGTGGTATCAGATATGGAACCTGATTATCGACGAAATTCGTCAGGTGGACAGCATGGCTCTGGCACCTGTGGATGGCTGGATTCAGGAGTACTTTGATAGGCATGACGGGAATTCAAGGAATTCTCAAAAAGAACTCCCGGCGAGCGCGCTGGGCAATACATAAGCAGAGTAGAAAAGTAAAATTATGAGCAGATCAGTAAATAAGGTTACCTTGATCGGGAATTTAACCAGAGATCCTGAGGTCCGGTACATGCCCAATGGTAACGCCGTGGCAAATTTTTCACTGGCTACCGACGAGAGCTACAATGACCGCCAGACCGGCCAGAAAGTCGAGCAAACCGAATTTCACCGCATCACGGTGTACGGCAAGCTGGCTGAAATCGTTCAGCAGTACCTGAAAAAAGGTTCTCGGGCTTATTTTGAAGGCAAGCTTCGAACGCGCCAGTGGGAAAAGGACGGCATCAAGCGTTATTCCACTGAAATCATCGCCAACGACATACTGATGCTGGATGGTCGCAATGAAAACGGCCAGCAAGTTGCGAATGCCGGCCAACAGGCTCCTGCACAGCAACCTGCACAGCAAAGTAGTCATCCGGGTGGCCACAGCCAGCCAGTTGCACAAAACTTTCAGCAAGCTCCGGCACAGGGTGGCTATCAGCAGCCGCCACAGCAGGCAGGATACCAACCTGGTGTCCCGGCCAATACCGGACAATTGCCTCCTCAGAATGGTTTCAATGATTTTGATGATGACATCCCGTTTTAGGAATTACGGGTTAATTCAGGATGTCCAGTATTGAGATGATTGCCCTGTCCAATTTCCTGCGCTTCGGCGCGGGCACCTTAATGTAATCCGCTGCCCAGTCTGGTATCTGTGCATGTATGTAGCCGTCAAAAAAAGAGCAGACCGGGACGCCAATCAGCTCGGACATTTTTTGTAGCTGACTGAACGTGTATTCAGCGCGCCCTGACTCAACACGACCGACATGTTGTCTTGAGCACCCCAGCTCGGACGCCAAATCTTGCTGGCGTAATTTCAAAATTCCCTCTCTGATCTGCTTAAACCGCAAAGCCGACTCAGTTTGGTTCATGTTTGACCTTTTACATGTTTTTACAATTAATTTATTTTTAGTTTTTTTGTTTACAACTAAAAATATATTAGTATTATTGGGGTCAGATTTAGAAATTAACCCAAGAACACCGGAGATCAAAAATGAAGAACAAAGTCATTGAAACCCGCACAGTAGAAGGTATGTACGGAATTGATTGCGAGCAAGCAGTCATACAAAGTGAGAATTTTGGCCGCATCTTTATTACGCAAATGTTCGGCGGCAGCGGAGTATCTGGCGAGACATATCGCTGGTCACAGGGCATGGCGGTTAAACTCAAGGCTGCGGATGACTTCGCGGCCCTGGATGCCGATTTCAATCCTGCTTACACCATCATTGAGGCAGCAACGGCTGGACATGATGATGAGCGTCCAGTGATGGAGCTGCACGGGCATCAGGTCGCCAAAATTGCAAAGAGCGCGGGTCTTGTATGACTCCATCTGAAAGATGCAAGCGGGCCGGTTTGTCCGGCCTGAAGGAGCTTGTTCAGATAACTGAGCAGTCAGAGCAAACTCTGATCAACTGGGCATCGAAGAAATCCATCTTGTTTGATGTGCTCGTGAAAGGTGCTGCGGCAACAAAGATCGAGTCCGAAAAACGAATCGAACCGAAATCGAAGATTCGAACCCTTGTCGAACAATTGCTCGAAGAAGTTGAAGCGAAGACTGGGGAGCGATTATAGTTTCGGCTGATTTGCTTCTTGACCGGCGTGGCCCGAAAGAGCAAAATTTCACCAGACTAGAAAAATTCTATCCAAGCCCGGCAGGTAGCTCCTGATCCGGGCTTTTTTGCGTCTGGAGTTTGGGTATGACTAAAACAGAACAGATCGAACTTGCGCTGGATCATATGCGCGGAATGCATAATGAGACGATGTTCGGTCGGCTCAAATTGAATCAGGAAAAGCTGCGCGCCTTCCTCGTCCAGCATATTGAGTCTGGGCAGTTCATCAGCATCAGCTCGAATCACCTGATGCTGGGCCGCGCCGATCCGGCATTTTACAGCAATGAATTGGCGGCCAGCGACGTGCTGTTGTACGTCAAGCCAAGTGCTCGCGGTCGCGGTTTGGGCAAGGCTTCAGTTGAATCATTCTTGCGCTGGGCCAGCGAGCGTGGTGCGAAAATCATCACAGTCGGTCAGAGCACAGGCGTTCAGCTGCGTGATTTTGAGTCTGTTGCAGAGCGTTCAGGACTGTCGCGCCTTGGGTCGGTATGGGGGGTGTTCTGATGTGTGGTGGCGCAGTTGGAGAGGCGATAGACAATGGTGTGGATTCTGTCGGGAATCTGGGTAGGGATGCGGTTGATTCGATTTCCGACGGGATTTCGGATGTTGGTGACTCTTTATCACCGGATGTGCCGAAGCAAAAGCCTAGTGATGCAGAGCGCACAAGCGCTGATATTGCTGCGCAGAAGTACAACCTGGCGCGAGATTTGGATTTTGTACGCGATGAGTACAAGTCTCGCGTTGATCAGCTGGATTCTGACGCGGCTCGCGGTGCTGCGGTGGGGCGTGCAAATGTCGGTGCCCAGGCATCTGGTGGAATTGCGCTGGATCGCGCGAAATCATCAATGCGTTCTCGCGGTGTTGGCCCTGGTTCTGGTGCGGGACTTGCCGGTCTTGACTCAATTTCCATGGCGACAGGCGAGGCGTCCGGTCGTGCAGGGGCCGAATCCGAGTTTGCAGTCGATACGATTGCCGGTCATCACAAGCAGAACGTGATTGCGCAAGCCATTGGTGATCAAACCGTTGCTGTTGCTGGTCTGTCTGACATTGCTCATCGTGCCAGTGCGCAGGCGGCAAACAAGGCGCAGGCGGCGCACAACTCGCGTGCTGCAACAACCAGCGCAATCGGCACGGGCGCTGGGCTTGCGTTGTCTAGTCCTGCGTCCAAGTGGAAAAACGATAAGGGAGACGGGGGTAATAGTAATGGCTGATCCAGCAAATCCAAATCACATTAATTTGGCTGACTACGGCTCTGCTGACAGTCTGAATGCTGCCGTACTGCGTGCCGACTGGGACAAATTCGCGGCAGACGACGTGCCTTACATCATGCAGTTTGCTGAAGACATTACGAGTGGCCAGACGGTGACGAATGCAGTTGACCAGGCTGCTGACAATATCGACCGGGGTTTCGGCTTGGCTGAAGCATCAATGCAGCGTCGTGATGAGGGGCTGGGCCTGGCACTGACGGATGCTCAAAAGGCCAACCGGGAATCTGACCTGAAGCGAAGCGCTGCGCTGGCCAAGGTGGACGCAATGAATAATGCCAAAACGGCGGGCAAAGACCGCGAAATGGCGCAACTATCTGGCAGCTACACGGGAGGCTGATATGGGATATGGACTGGTAAACGTCCAGCGCGGGCTGGACCAAGAGGCCAAGGCAGGGCTGGCGGATGCGGCTGCGTTGGAGCAACAGCGCAAGATGACGAATGATCAGCTCGAACAGGCTGATAAAGCCGGGCAAATGAATGCCGTAGCGACCGGTGCGGGATTGGGATTTGCTGTGGGAGGGCCGGTTGGTGCCGGTGTCGGTGCCGCTGCTGGCTATCTGATGTATGAGTTTCTGTGACTTCTGTGAGGTAAGGCAATGAGTGGTGGATTAAGCACAGCCAATTTCATGAGTGGCCTGGCCGGAGGACTGAATACCGGAATGGGTCTGATTGATGCCCGGCGTCGTCATGAGCGCGAAGACAAGGCTGGCGAAAGGGCTGATAAAGAGTTTGCACGAAAAGAAAAGCTGTGGGCGCAGCAGGACAAGCAACTGAAGCGTCAGAGTGTGCTGAACGAGCGGCAGGATACTGAGTGGCAACAGAAGCAGGATGATCGGAAGAAAAAGGAAAGCATGGCGGAATTGCAGCGTGATCTGGTTGCGATGCGTCAGGGCCTGATCAAGCCGGACGCCGATTTCTACGGAAAACATTCTGCATTGGGTATTGAACGGCTTGGTGATCCGCAATGGCGGGCACAGTCAATGGATTCCGGGCGCTCGGTGTTGGGTGCTCTGGATGAGTTCAATCAAGGCGGAGAGATGGGCCAGCAGTCACTGACGGCAATCGGCAAGTTGATTCAGCCGCAACTGGATCAGCGCACCGGTTCGGACGGTCTCAAGCGCCAGTTGAGTGGTCTGCGACGACTGCCGGACGGGCGCATTGCCATGGAGTTGGCGGTAACCGGCAAGGACGGCAAGGTGTACAAGGCACCAGTGACTAAAAATGGCACAGCAGGCGCTGATGACCGGGTTATCACTTTGACACCAGATCAGTTGGAGGAGTGGGCGACAGTCGGGCTTCATCGCGCAAATGCCGCTTATCTGGTTGATCAGGCCGGTGGTGATAGCAAAGTGCTGGCCGACCGGCTGCACAAAATCTACTTCGGCAAGTCACTGGCACCGAAGCCGGAATACTCATACAAGCAGGGCTATGACCAAAACGGCAATAAAACCCTGTACCAGTTTGATGGCCGTGGTGGTGCTACCCAGGTTGGTGGCAGTGCTGCACCGGACGGCAAAAACCGGGACAAGATGGCAGCCAACGATAAGGTGCTGTGGGATGCCATGGCGCAGTATCAGAAGGACGCTGTCACTGATCCGCAAGCTGCTGCTGACGCCCTGACCAATACAATCGGCGTGCCGTCTCAAGTGATTATGGGTGCCATGAGCGGCAAGCGCAGAAGTGGCGACTATTCGCCGCTGACATATGCAGAGCTGAACGAGTACATTGTCAACGCTGAAAGCGGGTTGGATGCTGCCGACAAGCGGATGAGACAAGAACAGGCACAGGCTTCTACCGGGTCGTCTCCTTCTGCTCCGCCTCGACCAGAAATGACCGATCCTCTCTATCCGGATGCAGCCAGACAGCGTGTTGAAGCTGAGCAATCGGCGGGTATACCAGCTCAGGCGCCACGCGCTAATCCTCGCGAGCAGGCTCAGGCCGAACTTCAGCGTCAGCTCAATAATGCAAAAACCCCAGAAGAGCAGCAGGCAATCATCAAAAAGATGGCTGGTCTTGCATCCTCCCAAACCACTTCATCCGACGCCGACCAACTGGCCTCTTTCTAACCGGATAATCTCATGTCAGATAAACAACAAGACGGCTTGGGCTGGGCAGCTCAGGCAGGGCTGGCTGATGCCGAAAACTACCGCTCTGTGCTGAGGCCGAGCGAATCCAGCGCACCTGATAACAATCAGGGCTTCATGGGTGACATGGTTGACGCCACACAGCATGGCCTGGGCCAAGCTGCTGCCGGTCTTGCTGAGGCCGGACACCAACTGACAGGCTTTGAATCCCTGCGTGATGCCAGCATTGGTGCGAGCGAATGGGCTGGCAGTCAAATTGATCAAATGAGCGCTGCTGGCCGGGAATCATTCCAGAAGGAAATCTTCACGGAAGATGGTTCAGGTGATCTGTCATTCGGTGATGGGGCCAGTGACATAAACACCTGGTTGCTGCAGTTGGGTAGCCTCGCGGGGCAGATGGTGCCACAAGTCGCCATGGGTGGCGGTGTTGGTGCGCTGGGGGCGAAGGTTGCAAGTCGTGTTGTCACAACGTCAGCGGCGCGGACGGCGCTGGCGCAAGGGGCGTCAAAAGAAGCTGCGAAGCGTATCGGCATAGATACAGCAGCCCGGGTGATGTCGGCAGGCGGTAACGCAAGAGCAGGCATTGCTGGTCAGGCACTTTCTGATCTGGGCATCTCAACAGGCATGGCGTCAGTCAGCGCGCGGGAGGAATTCACGCAACACCTGACCATCGACGAGTTAAATGAATCTGATGCGTACCAGGAGGAATTCTGGGCAAATGCACAGGATATGTACGGTGCCCTCGATCCGGCGGCACTGAGTCCTGATCAGATTGATCGCGTCCACACCATTTCGCGTGAAAGAATGGGTGATGCAGCAGCAGAGGCTGTTGCGCGTGATCCGGCATTGCTGGTGACCAATCTGGCAATGGGTGCAGTCGGTGGTAAGTACATCGATGACCTGTTGCGGGGTGCTGGCACAGGCAGTCGTTTGACAAATGCGGGCAAACAGGCGCTGGCGCAAGGCGGCACAGAGGCTGTTCAGGGCGGCATGGAGCAGTACGCGGTAAACACGGCAGTGGCAGATCAGGGCATTGATCGTGATCCAATGGAGGGTGTTAAAGCTGCTGCAGCGAATGAGGCGGTGCTGGGTGGCACGCTGGGCGGTGTTGCAGGTGCAATCAGCAAGGGCGAGGCCAGAGAGGCGCAGTCGTTTGACTCCTCTGAGTACATCAAGGAACAAGTCCAGGCCGACCAGCCAGAGCAGGATGCTTCGCCGGATTCCGGGCCAGCTGAAAAGCGGCGGGGCAAGCATCGCGGCATTGACGACGATATCTGGATTGCTGAGAAGGAGGGCTTTGAAGAAGAAGCTATTGCTCTTCGAGCAATCAAGCAGCAAATTGAAATGTCCCGGCGGTGGGCGAATCGCGGTAAGCAAGAGCGAGCTGACAGTATTCTGTTCAGCGCAATGGATCGCTATGACTCGATCATCAATGCCTCGTCGGATTCGCTGAAAGCCAACGCATCGAATCTTGAGGGGGATCTGCTGGAGGGCGAATACTTCGACAAGAGTCAGTTTGAAAAGCCTGCTCCAGAGCAAAGCGGAGAAACAGTAGAGGGCCAGATTCACCGCGATGGCATTCCTTATATTCCGCCACAGCGAGTGTCTGCACTTGTAGAGCAGCGTGGCGACTTTGATCAGTCCCCTGATTCCGTACCATATACCGCCGAATCCGCCGGGGCTCAGCAGAATGCGCCAGAGCAGCAGGATGGTGGCATCCCATACGAGCGAGTTGACATTCCTACTCCCGAGCAGCCTGCGCTCCAGATAATGGATGATGCTGGCATTGACTACAGGCCGGAATTCCAAGATCGAACATCCGAGCTGGCTGGTCGGGTCACTGACAGGATTCGCGACCACAAGCTGCCAGAAAATTTCAAAGATCCTCGACTTCTTCGCGATGACTATCGTGGTCAGCTGAAAGGCATGGCTGAACAGCTGGTTTTCAACGGCGGAAGCATGGGCGCGGTGACCACCGAAGGAAACAGGGCTCCGTCTGAAAATCCTCCCTGGTATGTTGGGCTTGATGATGAGTACAAACGGGCTGGAACCAATGGCTTCAAGCGAGCGGTCACAAAAGCGCTGGCTGGTGAGAAACTTCTTGCACCAGAGCGCCGTGCAATCGAGGGCATGTTTGAAGTCCTGAAAGAAGAGCGCCGACAAGAGGTTGGATTTGCAAAGCAGCAGCGATCTGAGAGGAATAAGTTCCGGCAGGTGATTCGCGGAGAGCTGAACCCGGTTGAGGCCGGTTTTGTTGAAGCGCGACCGGAGTCAGCAGCATCAATTGTTCAGAATCGAAAGCCCGTGACGCGAGTGATTGACGAAATCACAGACGAGTCATTTGCTGTTGATGGTATTGATGGCTATGGCCGCGAGACCGCGCAAACCATTCAGGATGCTCTGGAAGCAGGGGTGCCAGAAGAGGTCGTTACACAAGTCGCCCAGGCCAAGGGTGACGACGTACTGGCGCTGAACATTATATTGGATCAACTCACTGAGGAAGCGAGTAATGGCAAAGAAATTACACCCACAAGTATTGAAAGCCTTACAGCAAGTGGAGCGGTGGAAGAAGAACCCGCCTGGACGCAAGAGTCAGCAGGCGAGCCAGTCCTCTCAAGCTACGACCAGTCCGACCTTGACCAGCTCAATGAACGAGAAGGACGAGAGTCAGTAGAGCCGGAATCGCCTGACTCCTTCGTATTGGCTGGCTCTGACTTGCCAGCAGATCAGGCGGAAGCAAGGGGGCAGACCAGCTTATTGGATTCACCACCAGGCCCTGCACAACAACAAGCAGAATCAACCCAAGAGACCCCGGCAAATGCTGGGGTTTCTCGTTCTGAAGCTCCGAATATTAGCTCCGAAGGTTTGGAGACCAGCTCCGTAGATAGCGAAGGACGCCCGCCCATTCGCAACCGTAGAGGAAATCCATTCAAGACACGCGGCGCAGCAAAAGCCCTGCTTCGCAAAAACCCCGGTTACGAGGTTGCTGAAGTGAAAGGTGGGTTTGTGCTGCAATGGAAGGGTGACTCTGCGGTTGCCAGCTCTACGACAATTTCTGATGCAATCACGGCTGGTGTACCCCCGGAAAAAATAAGTACCGCAATATCCAGCAGCAAGGGCAGCCTTGTAGACCTTAATGCAAATATGGAAAAAGAGGTTGAAGCGGCAGCACAAGAGGCGGCAACCTCCCCTGAAAACACAACACCAGAGCCAACACAGGCCCAGATTGAGGCAGGCAACTACAAGAAAGGCCATACGAAGATTCAGGGACTTGATGTAACGATTGAAAACCCTCGCGGCTCGAATCGCTCCGGTACCGATCCTGATGGGCATGAGTGGTCAGTCGAGATGAAGCACCACTATGGCTACATCAAAAAGACAACTGGTGCTGATGGTGAGCACATCGATGTGTTTGTCGGCAAGGAGCCTGAGAGTCAAAAGGTGTTCGTCATTGACCAAGTGAACGCTGACGGCACGTTTGACGAGCATAAGGTGATGCTTGGTTTCCGTAATCGCGCCCAGGCGGTGAATGGGTACAAGTCCAATTACGAAAAGGGCTGGAAGGTCGGGCCGGTGACCACCATGACCATGGGCCAGTTTAAGGATTGGCTGGCCGGGCCGGATACTGATAAGCCTGTTGATAGCAAGTTGCGTGCTGAAACCAAACCATCCCCTGGCGTCAGCGTCAGTGAGAACACTGTCTTTACTGAAGATGCTGCAGCCAAAGCGCGTGAGCTTCTGCGCAAGAAGCTGGGCCAGCTAAACAGTGGTATTGATCCTGAAATCATGCAGGCCGGTATCACTCTTGCCGGTTACCACATTGAGAAAGGTGCCCGTACTTTTGCGGCCTATGCCAAGGCAATGACGGCAGACCTGGGTGATGTGGTTAAACCGTATCTGAAAAGCTGGTATATGGGCGTGAAGTACGACCCAAGGGCGGCAAGCTTTGATGGAATGGACGATGCCGCGACCGTAGACTCAGCCAGTATCGACAAGATTCTAAGTGAGAAGGAAGCGAGCAATGAGCATAACCAGCGTAGCAGCGCCAATTTGGAACGAGATAGCGAGCAGTCAAACGCTAGAGACGGAGTGGGCCAAGAAAGCGTTCAAAATGGACATGATGGAGATGGCGGAACTGGAGGATCAGGAGTATCACCAGCTCAGCAAGGAGGTCGGGACGACAGTGGCGAGCGCGTATCTGGACGCCAAACCCCTGCTGCTGGAACGCAGGGCAATATCTTCATACCTGCAGAGTCATCCAGAGTTGAGGCAAGCGCTGCCGGAAGTGAACTCAATAGCGGAAGCGGTGATTCTGGTATCTCAGGACAGGCCCTTGAGCCAGCAACAGCAGAAGCAACTAACAAGGCTGCTACAAGCCGACCAGGTTTAGAGGAAAAGCGAAAGCTGCAGCAAGCAGCTGATAGTGTCCCTGTTCAGGTGAAGGACAGGGATAATATCGCCAAGACACTGCCATTCTTGCTCGAAGGGCAGCAAGACGATGTGCTCTTTGCTGAAGAGCGTTTTTCAAAGGCTGATGGCTACGGTGTCCTATTTACCAATGGAACCGGCACAGGCAAGACGGCTACTGGCCTAGGGGTCGTTAAGCGATTTGCCCGAGAAGGGAAGACCAGTACCGTCATTCTGGTTCCAACCGATAAGATTGCGAGTGACTGGGTTTCATTTGGCCGAAACCTTGGGTTGAACATCACCCAACTCTCTGGCGTCACGGATGCTGGATCTGGCATTGTCGTTACTACCTACGCCAACTTCGGCCAGAACGATGCCGTTGTTCAGCGGAATTGGGATTTGGTTGTGGGGGACGAGTCTCACTACTTCATGCAATCCAAGGACGGCAAAGTCACCCTTCCTCTGAAAAAACTTCGAGCCATCACGAAGCACCCCAATGGGTATTACCCTCGATTTGAATCCCTGTACCGCAAAGAGCTGGATGAGCAAAAGAGCATCAAGGAGAGCATCAAGAGCAACAATGCATTGATGTTTTTGGATGATACTCGTGATGCTATGCGTGGTGAGCTGGATGATGAGCTGAAAAAACTGAGTTATCGAAAGAACAAGCTTGATGACTTCTTGAGGGACAAGAGAGAGCAGGTGCGCAAGGACATTGAAGATTCCCAGGGCGCGACTCGGACTCGAACCCTATTCCTTTCTGCAACACCATTCGCTTACGAGAAAACAATTGATTACGCAGAAGGCTATCTGTTCAGTTATCCGGAAGACGGAAAAATTGGCAACAGCAACCAGAGTGGTTTTGCCAAGTTCATGGTTGAACACTTTGGGTACCGCATTCGATACCACAAGCTGACAGAGCCAGAAGCTGATGTTGATCGTGGCATTATGCAGCGCCAGTTCAACACATGGCTCAAGCAGCAGGGCGTTCTGTCCGGTCGTATGTTGGATGTTACGCACGACTATGATCGTAAGTTCGTCTTGACCGAGAGCGCAATTGGCACCGAGATTGACAGAGCCATGCAGTGGATAGGAGAGCGGTCGTCGAGTGACAATGAGAACTCCTATGGTTACAGGGATCTGGCCGCAATTGTCCGCAAGCGATTTGACCACCTGACGCGCCGGTACTTGCTTGAAGCCATTAAGGCCAAGGAATCCATTCCAATCATCAAGAAGCACATCGAGCTTGGTCGCAAAGTGGTGGTGTTTCATGACTTCAAGCGCGGCGGTGGCTTCAATCCATTCCGGTTTGAAAAGGCTGCTGGTGATTCGGCCTTCACGGAAGAGGGGGCAGCTTACAATGCTGCAGTTGACGCATTTAACGATGAGTTCCAGTCAGTCATTGAATCTCCGATTTGGCTAGCAGGATCGCCAATCAACGAGCTAACCAAGGCCTTTCCTGATGCACTGCTGTTTAACGGGGATGTGCCCAAGAAGCAGCGTCGTGATAATGCGGCAAAATTTAATGACGACGATGCTGGTTACAACCTGATTATTGGCCAGTCAGACGCGATGAAGGAGGGTGTCAGCCTTCATGACACCACAGGGAAAAGCCAGCGGGTTTTGATCAACCTTGGTCTTCCTACAAAGCCAACCACGGCGATTCAGCAAGAGGGACGTATATTCAGGGTTGGTCAGGCCAGTAATGCCATGTTCCGGTATCTGAACACCGGTACCAACTGGGAACGCTGGGCTTTTGCAAGCACCATTGCACAGCGGTCAAGCACTGCTGAGAACCTTGCAATTGGTGAGCAAGCCAGATCTTTGATGGACGCATTTATTAATGGATTTGAAGACTCGGACACCTACCCACCGGGACATGACGGCGAAGGCACTGGCGGAAAGGAAAAAGACAAGCAGGCCAATGCTGCGCTGACTGAATGGGATCGGGCCATGACTATGTACTACGGTCAGCTCAAGCGCAACAGCAAGACCAAGAGCATGGAGGGAATCGACTACTTTCCAACGCCGGAACCACTTGGACTCAAGATGGTTGAGTGGGCAGATATTCGCTCCGGTGATAAGGCCATGGAGCCATCGGCAGGTCATGGCGCCATTGCACGGTGGTTGCCCGATAATGCCAATCGCATCGTAGTAGAGCCTGAATCTGAACTGGCCAGTCGCCTGAAGATGGTTACTGGAGACTCGCGCCTTGTCACTGGTACGTTTGAAAATCTGGATGTCGGTGGCAATAAGGTCGATGCCGTCGTGATGAATCCGCCCTTTGGCCGCGGCGGATCAACAGCGATTAAGCATCTTGAGAAGGCAGCGAAGCACCTTAACGACGGCGGTCGCATTGTTGCATTAATTCCGACTGGACCTGCTGCTGATAAGAAGTTTGACAACTGGTTTTATGGTCAGGATTCAAAAGGTAAGCCAGTTGCGCCGGATTTGTACTTGAGGGCCAGCATTAAGCTGCCTTCAGTTACTTTTGAGCGGGCTGGAACCAAGGTTGCGGCTCGTATCGTTGTTATTGACAAGCAGACCGACAAGGACGCGGCCAGCGGCATTCAGCAGCTGGATCGAAACTACAGCTCTGCCGATACCGTCAAAGAGTTTTTCAATCGGATAGAGCATTCGGAGCTGCCTGGTCGCCCTGAAGCCAAGCCGAAAGCGAAACCTACCACACTGCCCAAAGAAAACGGCGAATCATCCAATGCGGTTTTCAAACTGGCCGAAACCCGTCATGCCAAGAAGGGGATTGACTTGTACGTGGCCAGCTTGAAAGAGAAGCTGGATTACGATGAGTACAAGGCGTTGGAGAAGATTGCCAAGCAGCACAACGGCTATTACTCAAAGTTCAGCAAGAATGGGGCGATACCGGGGTTCCAGTTTGAGACTGCTGATGACCGTCAGGCATTTCTTGATGCGGCAAAAGGTGATGGTGAGGTTTTGGCCAGTCTCGCAGACCGAATACGCGAAGCTGCCAAGCTGAAACAGCAAACGAAGCCGCCCACTGAGGCGGCTTTGTTGCATAAGGGCCAAGTGGAAAAGTGGATCAGGGATGCCGACAAGCTGGTTGCTGACAATGTAACCGTAGTGCCACGCTTCGACGATCTGCCACTGAGTATTCGTACTCGGTACAAGCTGTCCGATGCAGGTGATCTTGAAGGTATCTTTGATCAGGGTAATGCGAAGGCCTATGTCATCGCTGACAGGATTCCTGATGCCATATCAGCAGTGATGACCGCAACTCATGAGGTGGTTGGACACAAGGGCGTGATTGCATACCTGAAAGAACGCGAGGCCCAGGGTGGGCGTGATTTCTTCAGTGTGCTGGACGATATTTACCGGTCCATTGGTCGCCGGCCAATTGACAATATGGTTGGCCGTTATGGATTTGATTACTCGGTGGATAGTGACCGCCGAAACGCCGTGTTGGAATATGTGGCCCATTTGTCAGAAACCGGCAAGAAGCCAAGCCTGGTGCAGCGCGTGGTTGGTGCTCTCAAGGCTGCATTACGTCGCCTGATACCTTCGGTGCCTTGGTCAGAGACCGACGTGCTGGTGTTGATTCAGAAAGGAAGGGCGGCGCTGAAACCGAAGAGTGATACCACTCCTGATCCGGTACTGGCCGGTCAGGGTTTTACTTCTGTGGTGCGCGCAACCAGTGACCAAGATCTTTATAGAAAAGATAGTGCGCCCGATTCGGTGACGATTGATGGCAGGAAGCGCCCGGCCAGAAATAGTGATGGCGAGCCGATCCACTCAACCGAAGAGGGTGTCAGGAATTTTTGGTCGTGGTTCGGTGATTCCGTAGTCGTTGATGGCGAAGGCAGGCCCAAGCGGATCTATCACGGTACCGAAGGCGCGTTTACGGTGTTCAGCACCGACATGGTTTACACCACTGACTCGCAGAGTAGTGCGTCCGAGTATGGCGACACGCTGATATCCGGCTACATCTCAATGTCCAATCCTCTGGATCTTCGTGACATGACAGCGCGCATTCAGCTCATTGATGACATTGTGCCAGATGCAGACCGCGAGCCGGGCGATGAAGTGTCTGACCCAGAGTTGATGGTGGTGCTTCAGTACGGGCAAAGTGATATTGCCCAGTGGCTGGATGAGAACGGTTATGATGGCTTAATAGCCCCCATGGCAAGCCCTGATAATCCGTTTGTCGAGGTCGATGGTACGGCTTACGTGGTTCCAAAATCATCCCAAGTCAAGTCGATAAACAATTCTGGCAAGTTCGATAGCGGCAATGCTTCCGTGCTTGCCCGCCTGTCAGACGCCCTCAAAGCCGACACATCCCTGACTGACGCCCAGCGTGAAGCCATGGACAAATTTGGCTCAGAAACAATTCGGGAATCAGTTGCTGCTCAAGTTCGCAAGGTTATGGATCGGCTGGCGCTGAAGCTGCGCCAAGGCATGGTTGACCGCTTTTCTGGATTGCTTGAAATGGATAAGCGACTGTTGGATGGAGAAGTCACGACTGAAGCCAACATCACTCGATCTTCGTGGGTGAAGGCGCGCATGGCCAGTGCAGCATCGGGTGCTGTATCCGGCCTTATGAATGCTGGGCGAATCACTCTCGACAAGGAGGGTGTGATCGATATCCGGAAAGACACTCAAGGGCTGGTCTTCTCGCTTCACAAGCTTGGCTCCACGGCCGAGGTTGAAAAGTTTTTTGGCTGGATCGCTGGCAATCGTGCTGCCAAGCTAAGGGAGCAAGGCAGAGAGAATCTTTTTACTGATGAGGATATTGACGCACTTCGCACATTGAACGAAGGCAAGCTGCCAGACGGCCGTAATCGTAATGACGTGTATCAGCAGGTGTTTAAAGAGTTTCAGCAACATCGGGATGACGTATTAAGCATTGCCGACAAGGCTGGCTTGCTAAAAAAGGCCATGGATGAAGACGATGCCATTCTGGCCATAGCTTCTGATAGCGGGTTTGGTAAGCAGCTTGCCGACAAAGTGAAGCGCCTGCGCCGGGCACAAAAGCTGGCCGATGATGCTGATAAACAACAAGAATATGCCGAAAAAGAACAGGCAGCACTTGTTGAGCTGAAAGAGCTGCTGGGTAGCAATCTGGAAGACTTCGATCAGCAACTTGATTATATGACCACTGATCAGAAAGAACTCTGGATGAATGAGTTTTACGTCCCATTCTACCGCGTCATGGAGGAGGGTCAGAACAAGACAACCGGGCCTCGCCGGGTTGCTGGGCTGTCTCGCCAGGAGGCATACAAGAAGCTCAAGGGTGGCGACCAGAAGATTAAGGATTTACTTCAAAATACCATCATGAACTTCCATCACCTGTTGGATGCCAGCCTGAAAAACATCGCTGCCCAGCAGGCACTCAGTAATGCTGAACAGCTTGGCATTGCTGAGCCTGTAAGTTCCACTCAGGCAGCAAAAGATGATGCCAGCACCTATGTACTCCAGGATGGTCGCAAACAGTGGTACAGCATTGGTGATCCATTCGTTTACCAGTCCTTGATGAGCTTGAGTCATACCGGTATGAACGGCACCGCCATGAAAATCATGCGGTCATTCAAGCGGACGTTTACGAACCTAACCACCAGTACCCCGCAGTTTGTCATCGCAAACTTGATGCGCGATTCGCTGAGCGCCATTGCAACAACAGACCTGAAGAAGAACCCGGCAAGCAACTTGGTCCAAGGGTTCAAGCACTTTGGCGTGCTGGATCGTGGCAGTTTTGAACGTGCTCGACTACTGGCCTCTGGCGGTGCCTTCTCCTTCGGTCATGTGTTTGGTGAAAATGCAGATGAGATCAAGTACAGCATTGATGGGGAGCTTCGTCGCGCCAAGGTGCTGTCTACCCGGAAAGGCATGATGGGCTTGCTCAATGCTGGCTGGATGCGCTGGCAAGACGTTCAGAATAGTGCAGAGAACGCTAACCGTATGGCGGCGTTCAAACAGGCTGAAGAGGCTGGAAAGGGAAAGTTGTATGCGGCGTTTCAGGCGCGTGACTTGATGGACTTTAGCGGCATGGGGGCATGGCCTGCAATCCGCTTCCTGATCGACACCGTGCCATTTCTCAATGCACGCATTCAGGGCTTGGACAAGCTGTACCGGTCTGGCGTCAAGCCAACCAGCAAGGTTGTGTGGAATATGCTGGGCCGTGGTGAAGCAACCGGCGATGAGAAGCAAGCGGCTGCACGATTTATGACGGTGGTAGGGGCTTTGTCTGTGGCGTCCATCGCCCTTTACTTGCATAACAAGGATGACGAAGAGTTCCAGAAGGCACCGGACTGGATGAAAGACACCTATTGGTGGGTTCGAGTTGGCGATAATCTATTTCCAATACCCAAGCCGTTTGAGGTTGGTGCCATCGCTACCATGGCAGAACGACTGATTGAGCAGGCCGTTGATGACAAGGCAACCGGTGAGTTGTTTGCCGAGCGGCTGGGTTTCATGCTGACGAACACGTTCAGCTTCAGCCCGATTCCTCAGATAGCACAGCCCGCACTTGATGTTTACGCGAACCGGGATTCGTTCACGGGGCGAGATATTGAGACCATGGGAATGGAGCGATTAAGCCCATCCAACAGAACTCGCAGTGACACGAGCTATCCTGCCAAAGGTGCTGGAGTGGTAACAGAAGCCGTCTTCGGAGCAGATAGCAAGTTGGCTTTATCCCCAGTGCAGATTGACTACCTGATTGGCGGGTACTTCGGCCAAATAGGAACATGGGTTGCTGGTTTGGCGGATGTTGGTGTTCGTGCCATTTCAGGCGAAGAAAGACCCGCCAGCCACTGGTATGAGTATCAGCCAGTACGCCGGTTCTATCGGGATCTGAACGCCCCTAATCCCGGCAAATACCAGACATTGTTCTATGAAGCGCTGCGTGAGTCTGCACGACTACAGGCCGACATTAGGCAATACAAGGAATACGGAGAATTAGCCAAAGCTGCCGAGACGACCAAAGACAATAAGGAGTTGCTGCGTTTGCGCAAGCGCTTGAATCGGGCACAGCGCCAGTTATCAAAGATTAATGCTCAGATTCGCCAGGTGGAGCGTGGTCAGCTTTCTGCTGAAGAGAAAAGGCGCAGGATTGATCTACTGAAACTGAGAAAACAGCAAATCATCGAAAGGATTCAGCCAGCACTGGAAAAACTGGGCTGAAATCAGCCCTTGGTGGTTGCGGCAATAATGATGAGGAGAATGATTAAGCCCGGCATGGCTGCAAGAAGAGAAACTGCGAAAAAGGCGAGAGGCATTGACAGGGCAGCAATGTGCAAGCCTTGAGCGTTTTGCCATTTTTGCGGCACCACACCTGACATAAAGATGGTGACAAAGGCCAGAGCGTAGCAGCCGGATATCACGCTAAGTATTGTTATGAAAGTGTCTTCCATGGGTCACCTGTACAGAAAACCGACTTTTTTATACATATCCCGACAACGTGCATAGAAACCAAGAATTCTTTAATTGTACTTCCTTTTAGCTCTTACTGTGCCGACTATGGCGCACTTGTATTGGTCGGGATCTTGTCGGATTTTCTTTGTCGCTACGCTTGAGCCTTCCTCAAAGGCTACCTTTACGGTGTCTCGGTCTTTTAAGGCGTCAATCAAATTCTCGTACTTGTGACCACACTGCTTCTTTTCCAGATGGATTTCCAAGGATGTGATTGTGTATTTACTTGGAGGAGTGGCGTTGATTGTTAGAATCCCATAATCATTTAGGCTCCAGCTCCAGGATTCCAGTCTTTCGCTTAATACTCTTTCCTGCGGAAACAGTCTGTCACAGGCTTGTCTGGCGATCCGCGTTACTTGGGGGCTGCTCGCTTGGCCTTTGAGTTTTTCGAGCACGCAATCATCAAAATTATCCGGGCCAAATAGTCCAAATGGATTTATGGCGAAAGACTGTGCAGACAAGAGTAGCAACAAAGAGAAAAGTGCAGCCTTCATAACATCCATATCCAATTTGATTGACAGCAAAAGTTTTCTTGGATAATACTGAAAAGGCACTGGCAAAATCCAGCGCCAGGTTTGGCGACCTGAATATTCACGAGAGACATGACCGCATCTCTGCGGTTTTTTTGTGTCTGTGCATTAGTGCGCCCAGGTTGTGGGCGGGCTGTGTGGGCAGCCTTTGGGCTGGCCGGTCTCGTGATCCGGTTCGCCAACCTGCACAGCTCCGCTCTCCATGTTTGGCGACATGTGGCGGGATCTAAGGCTTAATCACGAGATTCTGACGATGCACTCTCTTTCTTTTCATAACACCCAATTCGATATTATTGATCGCAACAACCAGCCTTGGTTAAGGCTGCCTCAAATTGGGGTAGCCCTTGGTTATGCAAACCCATACAAGGTTCAGCAGGTATTTGACCGCAACTCAGACGAGTTCACTGACAGCATGACCGCTTTAATTGAGCTTGGCACCAATGGAGGAAAGCAGCAGGTGCGCATATTCTCCCTTCGAGGTGTTCACCTGCTGGCCATGCTCTCCCGTACCAAGGTAGCCAAAGAGTTTCGGCGCTGGGTCTTGGATGTGCTTGATGGCCTTTCCGTTCCAGATCATGCGACTGGTCACACCGACATCATCCGCCAAACCATCCACGGTCGCGCCAGCGGTTTCCCAGAGCCAGAGCGCCGCAGCGTGATAAGCCGCTTATGGCACGAAGTTCATAAAGAATTTGGCGTATTCCGGGCATCCGATATTCCGGCTGAACAAGCGGCAGAGGTGTGTGGCTTTGTTGCTTCGAGACCGCTGGAAGGTGAGTATCTTCCCCGTTCAGAGCCAGTGCCTGAAGGTTTTGTGTCGCTGTCAGAGCAAGATTGCCACGATACCTTCCATGTTCTGCACCATCTGGGCTGCATCGAGAAAGACATGACCAGGCTGATTGGCTTGAGCCAGACAACAGAATCGCCCTGGATGAGTGGGACAATCGAGCATCTTCGGGCGTCAACAATGATGGCGAAAAACCTGAGAGCGCGTAAGTCTGAAATCCGGGACGCTTATCAGGCACTATCAAACCGCAAAGCCTCTTGACGGCGGTGGCCCGAAAAGGCAGAATTTTCCCAAACTGACGAAATTACACCTAAAGCCCGACGGAGAAATCCATCGGGCTTTTTTGTTGCCTGGAGGAAGCCGGTGGCGAACAGCGTTGAAGGGTTTGGGCATGCCGTTATTGGCAGTGCCCATGCTGCAACTTATGGGGGGTCTGGCGCTGCGGTGGTGTCCGGCGCTGCGGCTGCAAAGGAGATTGTTTACGGACTGACTCCGCCTGAGTGGTCGTTCGTCGGTGTGGTGGGGGGCTTGGCCATTGGCCTTGTTGGCCTGCTGGTTAACGTCGTGGTCAACGTCTGGTACAAGCTCCAGCAGCTCAAAATCTTGCGGGAGCAGTCCAAGTGAAAATCTACAAAAAGACAGGAACCGGCACTGTTGAGGTGGCGATTGAACACGGCGAACCCCTTCTTGCTGTTGAGTTTGATTGTTCGTCTGATGCCAATCAGGTGCTGACCATCACACAGAAAAAGAAGCACGGCACCGAGTTCAAAACTCTGGGCGCGGATGTTGACGGTACTCTGGCAGTCGGTGACGTAGTGAATCTGGAGGTTCCTGGAACCAGCTTTCTGAAGTTCACGCCCAGCAATGTCTCTGCCGAATTTACGGTAAGGGTGTATCCGGGATGATACGCCCACAGGTGCGTAGCCAGATCAGGCCGCCGATACTGCCTCAAAGGCAGGTATTAGCGCAGGCTGTTAGTCGGTATTTTACACGTCCGGATGCGAGTGCGGCCCAGTATTACGAGTTAAGCTCTTCGGTTGTAGTAAGCGGTGATTTTGAGATCGAGTTTAAAGCCAGTACTGTCGGAACGCCGTATGCACCATTTCTAGGTAGTGAGTTGAATCTCGATAATTACTGTGATCTTAATCCAGTAAATCAACCAAGAATTAAGATAAACGGGAATATATACCAGGCAACACAGTCAGTTCCGGTATGGATATTGGATACGTTTATATTTCGCAGGCTGGATAATGTACTGTATATTTCAACTGCGAGCGGTGTGGCATATAGCACGCAATGTTCGACTGATGATTTTGTTTTCAATTTAATTGGTCGTCGGTTTGGATCAACATTCATGTCTGGAATCATATCAGATATCAAGGCTTGGTCGGGTGGTGATCGTAACACTGGTGATTTTATTGTTGATTTTCCGATTAATCAGAAAATCCCCACTGACGGTATAATTCCAAATCGTTCTGCAGGAAATCCCGGTGCGGTATCACATTTAATGGCTGTCAATTTGCTACCACTGGATTCTGTTCGATACGAGAAAACTGGTAATGACTGGTATGGGCCGGAGTTGTTGGATTTTGGGGATTGGGTGTTTGGTTCATACAGCACTTACAGCGCAATTGATGGGGTTATATATATCGATACCATCGGCGCAGGAGTTGAATCAGTTGTTATTCATAGTCCGCTGGGATTGATATCAAAATTCAAGACGTATCTTGTTGAATATGACGTAATTTCAACTGATGGGAGCATACGTATCAATCACAACGCTGATGGACAAACCAACGAAGTTGCAAATCCAAGCGAGGGCCGGAGAATTGTGGAGGTTGTTGGTAACGGTCTAGGTGATGGGCGAATTCAAGTCCGGGTAGCTGCGAATACAGTTGCCAAGATCAGGATTTCAAACTTTTCTATTCGTGAAATTTTGAGGACTGCGTCATGACTCAACGCTGCATGATATCTGCGAACGCAACAGGTGTTCTTGGGTCTTGGCGCGATAATTTACCGGCACATATTCGTGGTAATCGTCTGGGTGATCCATCGCGGCTATACGTTATGGTTCCTCCCGCTGACGTTCTGGCAGAATCTGGGCCTGTTGTATATTTGTCCAATGATCATGTTTTGGATGATTCAGACGAGCCGGATATTCACGCCAGTATTTTAAATTGGCTGGGTATTATTGGCCCCGTTTTAAATGCGGGTGGAAACTTCGTAATTATTGGTGAAGCTTGGATCTGGCGGATTCTGCACAATACTCCGCATTGGCGATTGTGGTGCATGATGTACGAATCCGAAGCCGATAACCAATTTATTGCCGATAAAGCGGTAATTGGGATTCCCTTTGGTTTCACAATGCTTCAGGCGCGCGAAGCAGTCGCTGGTCAATTTGCGGGGCAGTCATGAAAATCAACGGCTTGAATTATTCATCGTATTCAATCGATGAAGCGCATGATGTGTCGTATTTATTCGATGCGATCCAGCAGCACGGTGATCGGCTGATTTATATCGGAAACGATATCGAATTGCGCTTTGTTGTGAGCGGCCAGTCAGTAACGGTTCGATTAGAATTCGGTTTTGAATGGGACGGAGCCTCAATACCAGGCTTTGCTCAGTGGTTAATAGGCAAGCCGATGGATTTCGAATTTCGTATAGCATCTTTGCTGCATGATGCGGGTTACGAGTACCGCACCAGACGAGTTCTTCATGACGTGATTTTCTATTACTTACTGCGTCAGGCCAGTGTGCCTGCATGGAAAGCTTCAATAATGTTTGCCGCTGTCCGTCTTGGCGGGCATGTGTATTACGCCTCTGAGACCTCGCGTTTCTGGCGTGGTGTTAAATGGGTGCTGGAGCGCACCTGATAAAAATCATCTTTCACTGAACCGGCCTTGAGCCGGTTTTTTTATGCCTGGAGATATCTATGGGTTATTCCTTCGGCAGACGTTCGGCGTCAAACCTGATGACGTGCGACACCCGGCTTCAGGCCGTTGCCAGGCGGGCGCTGGGGTATGGCGTGATGGATTTCTCGGTGACCGAGGGGCATCGCAGTCTTCTGCGCCAGAAAGAGCTTTATGACGATGGTATGAGCCAGATTGATGGCATTCGCTTTAAGGGTAAGCACAACAAGACGCCCAGCGAGGCCATGGATCTGCTTCCGTATCCGGCTGTAGTGAACGGTATCAACGTCTGGAATGACCATCAGCGCTTTGCTGTGCTGGCTGGACTCATCATGGCGGCAGCTGCAGAAGAGGGTGTCACTGTCCGTTGGGGTGGGGACTGGGACGGCGACGGTAACAACGCCGATTCCACACTGCATGACATGCCACATTTTGAACTGATTGATTAGAGGTAATCACGATGAAAAAGATTCTTATCGTAGGCATTGGCCTGTCAGCAGCTTTGCTTGCAGGGCCTGCACTGGCAATGACTGGAGAGGCTGATATCGCATCGGTAATCGGCATTGCTGCTGCGTGGAATACGCTGCCACTGGTGGGGCAAATTGGCGCTGCATTTGTCCTGCTGTCGCACGCCGCTTCCTGGGTAACTGCACTGACGCCAACGCCCAAAGACGACCCGTATGCGGGGAAGGTCGCCCGTTATGCCAGTGCCGCATACAAAATCATTGAGATGGCCGCACTGGTTACTGGCAAGGCCAAGCAGCGCGACCACCGTAGTTCTGTTGATGAGATCGAGCGTGATCTGCGACGTCGAGCATTAATCAGCGATGACGAGGAGCGCATTGCAAAAGGTGCCAGCATGCTGCGCGGTGCCATTGATTCACTTGATCTGCCTGGTTCTGCGCGGGTTCATGGTGATGTGAGCCAAAAGGTCCCATCCATTCCGTCCAGCGAGCTTTCAGATGGGTAAGGCAGAGCGTGAAGCGGCTCGTAAGCTCTGCGAGGCCAAGTACCGTCTGGGCACATTCACCAATGTAGAGTTGGCGGCTGAGTTCGGTGTTACCGAAACTACGGTGCGCAACTGGGCCAAGAAGGGCGGATGGAAGAAAGACCTGACGCAGTCTGTTCAGAAGCTGACGCGGCGCAAGATTGCAGAGGCAACCAAGGACGCGATCAAGCCAGACCCAGATACTGGCGAAGTTGACGACGAGAAGGTCGTCGAAGCTGTAGCTTCTGAAGCCAGCCAGGTGGTGCTGAACCATCGTGCTCTCGGTGGTCGTTTTGAAACTGCGATTGACAATTTGCTGACTCGACTGGAAGAGCAGGTGGCCAAGGAAAGAATCACTGTTCAGATTCAGGACGCCACTGTCGAGGTTGATGTGCCTCTTGAATACGTCGGTAAGGTGGTGAATGCGGCCACACAGTCTTTTGAGCGTGTCGTGAAAATTCAGCGCTTGTCGTATGGGTTGGATGAAAAGGAAGAGCAGAAGATGCCAGGTGAAGACCTGACGGATTCTGAACTTGACCGTCGGATCGAGCGATTGGCTGGCGCGGTGGATGCCAAAGACGACTGATAATGGACGTATCTAACCTGTCTCGCGACGAGAGGCTGGAGCTATATCAGCTTCTGCAAGAAAAGAGCAGGCGACTGAAGTTCAATCGAATCAATGGCCTGTTCCCGGATGAAGGCCCACTGCGTCGGGCCATGTATCCCAAGCATGTTGAATTCTTCCGGGCAGGGTTAACCAAAATTGAACGCCTGTTTATGGCGGGTAACCGAGTCGGAAAAACAGAGGCCGGTGGGGTTGAGTTGACGTACCACCTGACCGGCAACTATCCCGACTGGTGGGAGGGAAAGAAGTTTAACAGTGCCATCTCTGCAATGGCTGCGGGTGATACCAGTGCAACGACTCGAGACATCATTCAGAAAAAGCTGTGTGGTGGTGAGTACGGTACTGACAAGTGGGGGACCGGGCTGATTCCTCGGCGCTTGTTGGGCAAGCCAACGCCAAAATCTGGCGTGCCAAAAGCCTACGAAGAGATTCTGGTCAAGCATGAGCCAACCGGTGAATGGTCAACGCTCAAGCTGAGGACGTATGAGCAGGGCCGAAAAATCTTTCAAGGTACGGAAGAAGATTTCATATGGATGGATGAAGAGTGTCCTTATGAGGTTTACGAAGAAGCCCTGGTTCGACTGATGACAACCGGCGGCATTTTCATCCTGACGTTTACGCCGCTGTCTGGCCTGACTGAGCTTGTTAAGTCGTTTTTGTCGTCTTGTAAGAATCAGGATATCAACGATGACTCCGAGCCTCGCTACAAAGTGCAGGCGGGCTGGGATCATGCGCCCCACCTGACAGAAGAGCAAAAAGAAAAGCTGGCCAAAACCCTGAAGCTGAGACCTCATCAGCTCAAGGCGCGGAAGCACGGCATACCGTCGCTGGGTGCTGGTGCTGTTTATCCAATGGATACTGAAGAGATCAAAGTGAAGCCCTTCATGATTCCGGCTTATTGGCCCAAGGCTTTCGGGTTGGATGTCGGCTGGAACAAGACGGCCGGAATCTGGGGAGCCTGGGATAGAGAGAATGACATCGTCTATCTCTACTCCGAACATTACATGGGGCAATCCAGCGCGACCGAGCACTCTGCGGCAATCAAGGGGCGCGGTAGCTGGATTAAAGGCACGATTGACCCTGCCTCAAGAGGGCGTTCGCAAAAAGACGGTGAGCGCCTGTTCGATGATTACGTTGATAACGGCCTCGATTTGGTGCTGGCAGACAATGCCGTTGAGGCCGGTATTGTCGCGGTAATGGAACGCCTGATTACAGGTCGGCTGAAAATCTTCAGCACCCTGAGCTACCTGAGTTATGAATTTGGACTGTACCGGCGCGACGAGAACACCGGAAAAGTCGTTAAAGAGGATGACCATCTAATGGATGCCATGCGTTACCTGATCATGATGCTGACGGACGTCATGACCACCAAGCCAGTCCCTGCGTCATCCAGCAATAGACCCGTTAGCGATTGGAGGTCTATGTGAGCGTTTCTTCCCACGCCAGGCGTTTGCATAAAATCCTGATCGAGATTGATCACCAGCCTTCGTGGCGGGATGAAACTGCGCGATGCCACCAATACTACGATGGCAAACAACTGCCTCCTGAACTGATCAGGCAACTGCAGGAACGCGGGATTCCCCAGCTCACTACAAATCTGATTCAGCCACCCATCAATGGCGTACTGGGCATGGAGGCGCGCAGTCGAACCGACTGGTTTGTCCGTGCTGACGATGATGAATATACCGAAGTGGCAGAGGGCCTGAATGTTCGTGTCAATGAAGGCCTGCGTACTGCAAAGGCCAATCGAGCGTGTGCTGAAGCGTATGCCGCACAGGTCAAGGGCGGGCTGGGATGGGTTGAAGTTAAACCGAATAGCGACCCGTTTGGGTCGAAGTATCGTATTCGCCCCATTCATTACAATGAAATTGAGTTCGACTGGCGGACAGAAGCGGACCTGAGCAACTGCAACTGGCTGTTGCGACATCGCTGGGTAGACAAAGAAGAGGCTGAGGCGGCATTTCCGAAGCACAAAGAGCTGATCCGCCTTGCTATTGGCAACTGGGATCAATACGACACTCGGGCGCACGATGCTGGCGGCGACGTTCTGAGTAATGCGTATGACGAATACCAATACTGCACCCGGAAAATTTCTGATTGGCTGAATGATGTCAGGGATATGGTTCGCATCTACGAGCTGTATTACCGCGTTTGGGATCAGGGTTTGATTATCCGCGATGAGCAGGGGCGGGCGGTTGTATTCAATGAGAATAACCGCCTTCACATGGCTCTTGTCGCAGCGGGCCGGGTTACGGTTGAGAAACGCATGGTGCCATCACTGCGGTTGAGCTGGTTTATTGGGCCGCACCATGTGGCCGACATGCCCAGCCCACATCCTCACAACCACTTCCCTTACGTGCCGTTCTTTGCGGCGCGAGAGGACGAGACGCTGATTCCATACGGCCTTATTCGAGGCATGCTATCGCCACAGGATGAGATCAACTTCAGGCGCATCAAGCTGACGGCAGGCCTGAACCAGAAGCGCATTGTCATGGATGATAACGCCACAAAAATGGAAGACGACAGCTTGAGGGAAGAGGTTCACCGGCAAGATGGCATTGTGAAGCTGGATGGCAGCGCCACAAAGCGAGACGGCACCAAACCGCGCTTTGAAATCCAGCAGGACACTGGAATTCACCAGCAGCAATTTAACATCATGGAAAACGCATCGAAGAATTTGCAAGAGGTTGGAGGCATCTACAACGCCTTCCTTGGAAAAGACGGCGGTGCGCAGTCTGGCGTGGCGATTAACAGCCTGGTAGAGCAAGGTGCCACCACCCTTGCCGACATTAACGATAACTATCGCTGGGCACGACAGCAGGTGGGTGAGCTTGTTCTGGCACACGAAGTTGAAGAGCTGAAGGGGCGGCAAAATGTTTCCGTTATGGTGCCGGGGAAATACGGGCAAAAGGCCAGACAGGTGGTCTTGAATCAAGACAGTGATGGCGGTGAACCCAGCAATGCCGTGGCCTATGCAAAAACCCAAGTGGTTCTTGGAGAGGTTCAGCAGTCACAAGGATACCGGGCACAAGTCACACAAATGCTTCTGGATCTGATTGGCAAGATGCCTCAGGAGGTTCAGCTTCCGGCGATGAGTCTGGTGCTTGATCAGATAGACCTGCCAGAAGAGAAAAAGTCTGAGCTTCAGAAGATCATCAACAAAGTCACAGGCAATGTCGATCCTGATGAGATGGATGAACAGGAACTGGCAGCGCTGCAACAACAGCAGCAGAAACAGCAGGCCATGGATGAATTGGCTATGAAGGAAGTCATGCTCAAGCTTCAAGAACTGGAGGCGAAGATTCAGAAGTTCGGTGCGGATGCTCAGCTGACAACAGAGAAGGCCGGAACGGAACAGATGAGGCAGAAGGAGATGGCAGTTCAGATCAGGCGAGATTCCGCCGTGGCACCGCCGCTCCCAAGACGATTACGACAACCACAAACAAGTTTCGGCCAGTAACAACAAACCCGCTTCGGCGGGTTTTTTTATGCCCGTAACTCAGCGACGCAAATACAGAAAGCCCATTCATTCGAGTGGGCTTTTTTATTTTCGGACGCCCGACCGATAGACGGCAAACCAACAAAAGAGCAGGTAAATCATGAGCGACGAAACCCAGGTAAGTCTTGATGAAGCGCTGTTATCCGGTGATCCGGAGTTAATGGAGCAGGCGCTGGCGCAGAACGCAGGCGAAGAGGATGTATTTGTTGAGGTCGATGATTGGGCCGAAGACAAAACCGTTTCATCCGACGGGCAGGCAGATGAACCAGCACAGGCGCAGAAGCCAGAGGCCGCTGCAACCGAAGCTTCTGAAGGCGAGCAACAGGCCGAAGAAGGCGTTGCCGATGATCTTGACAAGGTCATTGTCGGCAAGTCTGGAAAGCATGAGATTCCATATTCTGTGCTGGAACAGGAACGCCACCAACGTCAGGAAGTTGAGCGTGCACTGGAAGCTGAGCGCGCGCGAAATCAAGAGCTGGAACAGCTGCGTCACAACAACGAGACGGCTATCAACAATGCAAAACAGCAGCTTGAAGCCCAGGGCATGGATGTTGAGCAGGTCTTCAGTGACCCCAATGCCATTACCGATGAGACCTGGAAAGAAATCGCTGAAGACTACGGCCCATTAGGGCGAGTAGTTCGGGCGTTGTATGACGAAAAGGTCGGCATCCAGCAGTCGCAGGCCGTCCAGCAACCTGTTCACGAACCACAGCAGCCCGCCACGGTAGCGGAGCAAGTCGAGACAGCCATTCAAGGCAATGCTGACCTGAATAACTGGCGCACAGCTGATCCCGATCGTTGGGCGCAGGCGGTATCTGTCGATCAAAAGCTCCGCAATGACCCTCTGTGGTCCAGCAAATCCTATGAAGAACGCTTCGCGGAAGTCGCAAAGCAAACCAAACAAGCATTTGGGGACGACATTCAATCTCGTGCCCAAGCCATCATTGATAAAACCCAGCCAAATACACCGTCCTCTCTGTCTGATATAGGCAAGCCCTCCAGTCATAGCAAGCCATTAACTGAGCGCATGGGCAGCATGTCAGATGCTGACCTGATGTCTGAGGTTAGCACTATGTCTGAATCAGATCTGGACGAGATTTTGGCGGAGGGTTTCTGATCGAGGAAATCGATTATGACTACTGTAGCGTCAAACCGCGCATTCAATGCCGCACTGTTCACTGAAACAACGCGCAAGCGCAACTTCACCAACCTGATGACCGAAGGTGCGCCCAAAAAAGCCAAGGGCGGAAAGGGTACTTCTTCCCAAACGTCCTCCCATATGCCCATCGTCCGGGTGACTGACCTGACCAAGGTCGCGGGCAATGAAGTGGAAGTCGATATCGTTCACCAGTTGGCAGGAGCGCCGACCATGGGTGATAAAAAGCTGGAAGGTCGTGGCGAGTCCATGACCACGGCCAGCATGGATATGAAGATTGACCAAGGTCGCCATCTGGTTAACGCGGGGGGCAAAATGGCCCAGCAGCGTACCAAGCACAAGCTGGAAGGGATTGCCCGGACATTGCTATCTGATAATTATTTCAGCCGCCTGACCGACGAAACCACCCTGTACCATCTGGCGGGTGCGCGTGGCTCTCTGCTGGATGCAGATATGATTGTGCCTTTGGCGGATCACGATGAGTTTTCAGAGATTATTGTCAATCCTTTGACTCCGCCAACGTATGACCGCCATTTCTTTGCGAATGATGAAGCAGGATTGGACGCTCTGGATTCGTCTGACGTCTTCAGCCTGGGGGATGTTGAGCGCCTGCGCCTGGCAGTCGATGAGATGCCGTCAATGCGCCTTCAGCCTATCAAATACAAGGATGACGTATTGAAGGATGAAGATCCGCTGTACGTCTTGTACCTGACTCCGCGCCAGTTTTTCGACTTCAAGCAGACCACCAGTCACAAAGACTTGCAAACTCTGATGTCCAACGCAATGCGCCGGACTTCCGGCTTCAAGCACCCGTTGTTTATGGGTGACTGTTTTCTCTGGGAAGGCATTTTGATCAAAAAGATCCCAGGCAAATACGTTGAGTTCGCTCAGGGGAGTGTTGTGAATGTGTGTACCAACACCGACAACGCCCAGACCACCACGGTGGCTCCAGGTGTGAAGGTTCACCGCAGTATCCTTCTCGGTGGTCAGGCCCTGGCTCATGCCTTTGGCAATTCTGGAACCGTGGACGGGGCGGATGCCGGTTACATCGGCATGACCAAAGAGCAGGTGGATCATGGCAACTCGACTGAAATTTCCGTTCGCTGGATGGATGGCAAGAAGAAGATTCGATTTGCCGACAAAAACGGTCGTGTCAATGACCATGGCGTGATCGTTCTGGATACCGCAGTATCCGGCTGATTTTCCCTGCGAACCGGGCGGGCTGATTGCTCGCCTTTTTCACTATTTTTGGAGTGCTTCCAATGGCAAAACACAATGCAGCGAGTATTCGCACTCGCACGCCGAATGGCACCTATGGCGTGCTCAATAAAGTACATGGCAAGGCCGTCATGGCCGCAACACCCGCGAACGATGTTGTTCATGTTCTGCGTCTGGATCAGGGGTGTACCTTTTACGGGCTGACGGCTCATTACGGCGCCATGGGTGCAGGCACCGGTTTAAAGGTGGGAATCTCATACCCAAATCCGTTGAACGATGCCTCTCTGGTTGATGACGATGACGTGTTCTTGACGGTGGCCGACACATCGTCTGCTGGCAAAGCGGTCTGGGACGGCGTGCCGTTTACCACCGAAGCTCTGGTTGAAATCACGGTGACGGTTACCGGTGCAGCGGCGACCGGTGATGTAACCGTTATCCCTGAGTACGTGTATCGCGGTGCAGCCTGATTTGCACGGCATCATCACTTAAACCCAACCCGGCCTTGAGCCGGGTTTTTTGTTCCTGGAGACCGCAATGAGTAACACTGTGGCCATTGCCTATATCGGCAAAAAGAAAAGCAAGACGTTTCGCGGAATATTTTTTGATTCCCGATTCTCTGTTCGCCATGTATCCCCAGATCAGGCCACTGAAATGGTCAAGTACAAGGATGTCTTTGTGGAGGCAGGAAAGCTCGAAGACATGCGTGAGCAGCTTGAGAAAGAGTTTGCTGAAGAGGAAGCGCGCAAACTGGCAGCCTCGAAAGAAGCCAGTGTGGCTGAACCCTTGGAGGTTCTGCGCTTTGCTATCAATCGCTGCATTGATGCTGGTCAGTCTGATCAGGCGAAAGCTGTGGCACTGGAAATGCTGGCACCTGAGCAGTCCGCGCTGGTCTCAGAGGAGTCTGCAGAGGTGCCGAGTCCTGATCAGGCGGCTGGCGCTGAAGAAGTTGACCGTTCGGAAATTGAAGAAATTCAAAAAGCTATTCTGGCCCTTGATCCCGACAACACCGAATCGGATTTCACAACCACGGGCAAGCCCCGCGTCAAGGCGGTTGAGCGCATTATCGGGCGTGATGTGACCTCTGATCAGGTGGATGTCGCCTGGAATGAGATCAAGCCGTGAGCGCGTTGCACATCGACTTCACGGACTTCGATAAGGTTGTCCGTGATGTACGTCTTGAGCTGCCGGGTGTGCTCGATGCCAGTATTCGGGATATGTGTGCTCTGGTGATGGCTGAGTTCTGTGAAGAAACCCAGGCGTACCGCGAAAACATCACCCTGAATGCTGGCGCTGGTGAGTTTGATCTGGTGTCGCCACACAGTGATGCCATTGTTATCGGTGTTGCATCCATTGAGCTGAATGACCAGCCGGTCGCGCCTGGTGATTACCGCCAGTCATCTCCTGATCTGATTGAGTTCGCTGAAATGCTCAAATCGGATGCCTCCGCGGTTGTTGTGCTCAAGCCAGAGGACGATGCCACTCGGGCACCCAAATCCATTCTGGAGCGCTGGCGGCAGGTGATTGGCTTGGGTGTGAAAAGCCGCTTCATGCTTCAGCCTGATTTGAGCTGGAGCAATCCGAATCTGGGCTTGCAGTATCGCCGCGAGTACCTGCATCGGGTTTCTGCGGTGGCGGCTGACGTCCGCAATGAATTCTCTGTCACGCGCCGTGGCAGCTCCCCCCACAAAATCAACGTCTACTACTGAGGTGGTTCATGTCCACTACGACCGTTAAGACCATCATTGACCGCGTCAAGAACCAGCTGCTGGAAACAACCACAGAAGGCGTCCGTTGGAACAACGAAGAACTGCTTGGCTGGCTGAATGATTTCTATCAGTTTGCTTGTATGCACCTGCCAGACCGCTTTGCCGATGTTCGTACTTTCAGTTGCGTTGCAGGTACTCGGCAAGACCTACCGGCAGATATGGAGCAGCTGCTGGATGTTGTGCGCAATATGGACGGCAATTTGCGTGCTGTCCGAAAAGTAGATCGACGCATGCTGGATCAAACTCGCCCCGAATGGCATTCAGAAGCAGCAAGCACCATTCAGGAGGGCTGGTGCTTCGATGATATGTTCCCCAAAGTGTTTTACGTGACACCTCCAGCCACTGCGGGATCGACGCTGGAAATCAGCGGCTCAGTCGTTCCAATTGGTCACGTTATTGCTGATTACAATGGTGGCACAGTGACCATCAAGTGCCCGGATAATATGGCTCCAGCAGCCATTGATTACATTCTGGCTCGGTCGTATGGCAAAGATGCCGACTACTCGGGCAATGCTGTTCGTGAACAGAATGCCATGAATCGCGCTATGACTGCTCTGGGGCTGTCCCAGCAGGTTCGATTCCAGACCAGCCCCAACAACTCCACCAACGACCGATAATCCACCATGATTGATTTCAAGCCCATCGTTCGTGGGAGGACTCATGCTGTCCGCCTGGTGGTGACTGATAGCAGTGATGAGTCCCTGGTCGATGTCACCGGTTGGAATATTCGTGTTGGTTTTGGCCGTTCGAGGCGGGCGCTGGGTACAGAACTGCAGAAAGAGGCGATCGCCTCCGGTGATGCCGCTGCTTTGGGGGAGGTCTCTGTAACACTGACCGAGTCCGAAACAGCATCTATTTCGCTTGATGCCGTTACAGTTGATGTGAGCCTGTCAAAGCCTGGCGGCCAATATCGACCCGTAATTGTTGGTGGGTCTCAGGTATTGGATGAAGATGAGTATCGCAGCCGTTTTGTTCAAAATGGAACTTCGCTGCTTACGCGGCAAGTGGCCAATGAGCAGGTTGAAAGTGTCTCTGTACTGCTTGATATGTCAGATGATCCGGCGACGGACTTACATGTGAATGCGATCTTGGAAGTGGACGATCCGGAGAAGTCGACGATTGTTCGTTCAGTTAGATTGCTGGCTGAGGCTGCGGAACAGAATGCTGTTAATGCAGCCAATTCGGCTGCCCAGTCCAGGGGTATGGTGGTCGCGTTTGAAAGTCGTATAGCCAGCGTTGAGAGCGCAGTCGATGTTTTCGGCTTGCCGGTTGTTACTGCTCCAAGACCTGCTGATCTTATACGACTGCATAACCCACAGGACGGGGATGCTTTGATTTCTTTGCAGCACCTCATGTCTCACTTGTCTGGCTCAAACTTGATAATGACTTCATCGGCTGTTGGGAGCGAAGTTAGCTCATCAGCTGAAGCTGGCGATGTGATCTATGTTGCTGCAGTAAATAATCCCAGTGGCGTGACTTATTCCTTGAATGAATCAGGTGACTATATTGAGCTGGAAATCAATGGGTCAACTGGTGAGGTTTGGATAGTCAACCCGCCGGGGCAGGGAAGAACGTCATATGCCTTTACCGTAATCGCTAACAACGGATTCACATCTGTTTTGCTCTCTGTGACTGTTCCTGTTGGAGAGCAGGCATCAGGCGGAACAGGCGGAACAGGCGGAACAGGCGGAACAGGCGGAACAGGCGACTTTGTAGTTTCAGATGACGGCTATCTCGTTCCAAATGGCTTACTTAAACCTTCAGGATATATAAAACCATGACTGATAAAACTCGCGCTTTTGAACAGGGCGATCTTGTAGCCAGCGAAGATGAAACATTGGCATCTACGGGTCAGGAGCTTGCGGATGCGGTCAACGGAATCAAGAGTACGGTGAACTCAATCGCTCGTGACTTGTTGCCTGATGTTGCGTTTACAGCAGTAGACATTAGTGTCTCGGATTCCAATGTGCTGGGTGCAGATCTGATTGCCGCAGCGATTCAGGGGCTGAGTCATCCTGACTATTATGAGTGGGACGATGAATTTGTTTGGGCGTCCGTGTCCACGTCTTCAGGCCAGTTAACCTTTTCTGGTCTGTTACCGGGTCGATACTATGAAAATGATGAAGCCGAAGGATTTATCATCCCGCCGACCATTGGCGTGGCCGGATTGGATTTTGTCATTTCGCCCGGGGATTATTTTGAGATCGAGTACGCCTTCAGCGATGACAACCCGTCTCCCGTAGAAGTTTCCCCTACATATGCCGATTTTGGGCTTGGTGTGCTCATTTTCGATGGCGATTTCAGCGAAGCCAAACTCCCCCTTTGGCAGGCAATGAATACGGGGAGTGCGACTACCTGGTACGACATTAGCAGCCAAAACAACATGTCTTACACAGCAGCATTCATCGAGGCTCAGGGCGGATTTCCGGCACCATCTCAACTGACTGTCAACGTGACGGCAACACATGTTACTCAGGGTGGAGAAACTAACGCGGGCAAGTTTATTGGGCTGAATGCGGGTGTGTTGCGGTATGGAATTGAGTACGCGCCTGACGGTGCGGTGTATCTGCATTTATTCAAGGATGGAGCATTAGTACGAGATAACATGTCGCGGGATAAGTCGATCCTGCTCAAAGCTGATGGCCAGTCATTGAAGCTCATGCTTGTGGGTGAGAGCTATCCAAATCTCGATTTTAATGGTGGATACAATGGTCAGGACGTGCCAAATCCGGGTTCAAAGTCGATCACTATTGATCCAAATCCCACCCTCCCTGTGACCGTAGAGTCTGGGGTCTCGGCAATAGGAAGCCGTGCAACCGTCAGTCATCCAGACTCCGTTGTGACCTACAAACGAAGCAGTGCCAGACCTACTGCATCTGAAATCGCTGCCGGATACAGTGATGGTACAAGGGTCATGACGGTGCAGGATGTTGTTGCAATTATCAATGCTAATGCAGGACAGCCATGAAGCTATCACTGAACAGTTTTCAGGGTGAGCTGCCCGTTGTTGCTGACCGACTTCTGCCTGACAACGCTGCGTCAGCCTGCATGAATGGCCGGTATGAGGGCGGGTCGCTGGTTCCTGAGAGAGAGGTTTATGACAGGGTTAGCGTAGTAATCCCAGGTGGTGCGGGGGGCTTTCAGCTCACTGATGAAACCACTATACAAAATGCTTTCAACAATCCGCCGGCGCCCGGCTCAAATCTGTCAATTATCGCTCAGGATTCGTGGCTGATCACGATACCAACGACAGGCGACATTATCAGAGGCCCGCTGGCATCTGATGCATACAATCGTTGGTATATTGCGCGCCAAGGCAGCGCCCCAAAGGTTCGGTATACCAAAGATGGGGCTACTGGTGAGAAAGGTCTTGCAGTTAACCCTCCTGTTTTGAGTTACAGCTTCGAAATAGGCTATGCAGACAGTCCTGCTAGTCAGCGTTTTGGCGGTGGAATTAGCCAAAGGCCTGAAGGCTTGGCATTGGTAAGAGCACGACAGGACGAGTATCAAGGTAGTGCAAGATGGTATGGAACTGAATTTGACATAACAGCAAAACCTGAACAGTTGAAAGCATCTCTTGAGGCCGATGAAATACCCTACGAGTCTGTATTTTCAACATATGTATTGACTGTGGTTTCTATTTTGGGCGAGGAGTCAAAAATCAGTGGTCCATCGAGAGTTGTTGAGCGTCTTGAATCAGACTCCATCGTTCTAGGGGTCATCCTGCAATTTGGGGATGCTATTTTCGATGACCCTCAGATTGAAAAAGTTAATGTTTATCGTTCAGATGGATCAGGATCGTTCGGTTATGTTGGCTCGCTCAGTCGAGCTGAATATGATGTTCAGCTCGGGGAGAGTGCAACCAGACTTGCTACAAATTCTTTTGACGTGGTCCTTTGGAGCAACGGGTTTACCGCGTTTTTTGTAGATACTGTGCCATCGTCAAAACTTGGCGAATCAAACATCACAGCAGACTGGGATCAGCCAGATACATCAATGGCATCTATTACAAATGTCGGCGCGGGGCTGCTGGCCGGGCACTTTGATGGGACGGTCTGCTTTTGTGAGCCGTACTATCCGCACGCTTGGCCGGTCGAGTACCAGTACAATTTTGCTGACGACAAAGCCGACGTTGAAGTGATGGGAATCGTTGCGACAGCTGGTTTTATTCTTGTAACAACAAACTCCAGGCCAGTGCTGATGTTTGGCAGTGAGCCTGGGGCAATGAGCCAGCAGGTGGTTGATATTGTCGCGCCGAACGTGTCCCGGCGTGGCTTGGTCGATATGGGTGATTATGCCCTCTACCCGACTCATGACGGCCTGATGATGGTCTCATCCGGGTCGGCAAGGCTGGTTACAAAGGGGGTGTTCAGCAAAGAGCAGTGGCAGGCGCTGAATCCAGCAGGCTTTGTTGCATTCCGGTACAACGAAAGCTACTTGTGCTTCAGCGGCGGAGTCGCGTTTATCTTCAATGCTGAGACCGGTTACTTCCCGATAGATCCGTGGGCCCAGCTTGGGGCTGTCACCGTCTTGGATGGCTACTACAATCCCGCTTCTGACAGCTTTTGGATATTATTGATTGAAGATGATGTCTTAACGCGCATAGTCAAGTTTGGAGCCGGTGATCTGGCAGAACTGAGTTGGAGGTCCAAGGAGTTTCAGATTCCTGGGGGGCTGGCATTCTCCAGCGCCCGGGTGGAAGGAGATGAGGACGTGCAGTTTATTCTTACGGGTGATGGTGGTTACTCATACAGTGCCACTATCACCAGTGACGCGCCGTTCAGATTGCCACCTGGTCGTCCAAGAACTCTTCAGCTGGAATTGCGCAGCAGCGGTAGAATTGATGCTGTTGCCGTGGCCACATCGATGCAGGAGCTGTACTGATGAGCAAGCCAAACTACAAGCAGGTTAATCCAAAAGACCGGAACGCACTGCAGCGCCTGATTTCTGAAGTTGAAAAAGCCCTTGGCCTGGGGCGTTCGCCATCGCATGACGGCACGCTGGCTACCAAAGGCTATGTCGATGATGAGATCCGAAAGATGAAGGCGGAACTCCGGAAAGAGCTGGGCTAACCCAGCAGTGAAAGCACAGCCCAGATTGCCACTGGCAACCCTCCTGCAACAGCGTGGATCAGTTTCCAGTCCTGCCATTTCTCCGGAACAACGCCACTCCAGAATACGGTGATTATGGACAACGTGTAGCTGCCCATGATGATCGATAGAAGATGCTTGGCTTCCATGTTTATTCTGAGTGCTTGTCGTAGCTGTACAGAGTGTACGGAACCAATCCAGGGTTATCCCACACGCCGGAATATGGCAACCAAATTAGCACCTCATCCGTAACCCTGTAGAACACAATGCTATCATCAGGCAGTACCGCCCAGTGGGTGGCCTGGACTTTGTTTGGCGGTGGGGTTATGGGAGCTGGTTTTTCTATGTACTCAATTCCATCAATTTCAACTTTTTGGGGCAT